CCACCACTTAATCCTAATTGTTTTGCATAACGAGGTAGGTTACAACTCCAATACCCCGCCTTAGTTTTATCCTTTTGGTTTTCGCAGTCATGACGAGCAGCAAAGTTCTTTCTTGCTTCCTTATCATTCAACTTAACTTTCAGTCCAGTTGTATCACCAAACGTAACTTTCTTAACATTACCTGTTGATGGGTCTTTAACATACACATAGTATTTCTTTGGGCCACCGACTTTTGGTTTGTTTAGTTCTACATCTTTTTCTTCAAACATCATAGGGCAATCCAATGGAACATGTTCCCCTTGATACATATCATACTTTCCAAGATCACCTTCCATCAGTTCTTTATCAAAACCTACTGGATTGTAGACACCTACTTTATAGGCATCTCTCTTCTCTTGGAAAAACTCAAAATACTTTTCTGAACCAACACGATATTGGTTCGATTCAATTAGACTTGAAGTCTCACACTCATTACAACAGTTTGGTGTTCCACAATCCAAGTGTTCCTTGAATGAGAACTTCTTTACTTCTTGTCCTGGCGTCATCTTCTGTGTCACTTCCCTTCTTGCATCTGTTCCAATCTCACGAGGGTCTTCTTTTTCTTCAGACTTACCCTTATGTTGTTTCCACAAATCTGCATCGGCAGTAGTTCTTGTCTTACCGCCAGAGATGAAAGAGTTCACTCTTGCGTGACCCCATTGAACAGCAGTTGTGCCTGGGCGATGTCCACCCTTCCATGCTGCAACACCCCTATCAAAAACTTTTTGTAGAATACCAAGTGCGATACCAGAAGCGTCTGCCTTCTTTTGAAGAGACTTATCTGCACTCTCTTTATACAAATCTGGGAACAACTTCTTCATCTTGTTTGTATATTTTGATGGTTTAGTCTTTGCGGTTGCATCGCCAGGGGCAGGTTTATATGCATTAGGATCATCGTCATCCTTTGCTGCCTGTTTTCTGAAGTGTGCATCTCTTTTGTCTTTAGTAGACTTTGCCATCTCATCACCCTCAGCATCTTTTGCATAATACTTAGCGGGTTGAGTTCCCTTCTTGTCTTTAATATCTTTGTCTTGTTTCTCATCAACTGGAACACAGTTAGGAACTTGTTTTCCGTTCTTATCCTTCATTCCAACTTGTTTAAATCCAGGCCAACAATCTTCTGCAAGTTGGATTTCATACAACCACTTTTTGTGAGTTGTTCCATCTTCCTCTGCAAAGGTTAGATAGTTAGTGCCTCTACGAATAATTTTACCAGTTACACCAGTATATAAATCTGTGACTTCATCACCAATGGTTAAAACTTCTCCACGAACATACATATCACGAATAACATCTTCTTCAGTCATAACGTAGTTTAAACCGTTGAATGATTCACGAATGCCCATAAACTTACGAACATCCTTAAATAGTGACATTCCTTGATTAAAACCTTTTGGAAGTCCTGCCTCAAAACCTTCTTTCTTCAACTTACCTCTTTCATCATATTCATTTTCGTATCTGTTTTCAGATGCAGCTGCTCTCATCTTAGATGCAGACATTCCAGAAACACCATCTGAATCTGCATCTCTTTCTCCAGCAGATACTACATTGATAGAATCAAAGTTATAGAAACCATGTCTACCTTCTACATTATTATACTTTGTTAATAGTGATTTAAATTCATCAACTCTATCTGAACCAACGACCATCACTACATTCTTAAATCCTTTATCAAACAACTCTGTTGCAATTGCAAACACATTCTTATTGTTTGATGCGATAATGTTTTTCTTATGTTTTGGAAACATTGCTCGCATATATGCAATCTTTTTTGCATGTGGAAGTGGGTCTTTCTTCGCATTCTGTGAATGTGAAGGGAAAACCATATAGGTAGCACTATTCTGTTTTGCAACATCAGAAAGTTTTGTAATTAGTTTTTCATGCCCAGTTGTAGGGGGATTGAATCTACCAAAAGTAAAAACTATTGTGTTATCTCTTGCTTCTCTTAATTCTGAAAAACTTTTCATTCTTCACTACCACCTTGTCTTACTTGTTGCAATCTTTCTCTTTCGGCGCCTTTAATTTTAATCTTTAACTTTTTAGCAATCTTTTGAATTGCAGCACCTTTCTTAGAAACAACACGATTATCCAATTCTAATCTTGCAGCAAGTGGAAGTTCTTGATACTCACTCTTGTCCAAACCAGAATATTTCTGAATAATAATCTCTCTTGCCTTTTTCAATGCACGTTTATGAATTGTAGCAGGGTCTGCCATTTTCAACTTCTTACGTTGCACCTTTGCTTTAAATGCAGAAGACCTTGCTAGTTTCTTCATACGCAATGCGGCTTTACGTCTCTGGTCACGAGACATAACCTTACGTTCAATAAGTTCATCAGATAATTCTTTATATGTCTTCATCTGTCCCATGCCTTGATTGCAGTAAAGTTATTAAAACTAAATTCCATTCTGTCTACTAGTTTAACTGCACCACCAGTTGTTCTATCAATTGCAACATATCCTTCACCATCAGTCACTTTAAATCCGTTACTTGTGCGAATAAATGTTCCAATCTGCTTAACACTATTTAGTTTCTTGATAATACCCATTTTTGCGTCAACAATATGGTTTTGAAACTCAATAATACTTGCGAGGTTTCTTGTGTGTTTCTTCAACTCACGAACTACCTCTTTCTTTTTTGTTTCTAATTCTGTCTTCTTGGCAGGAGTTTTTAGTTTATCAATTTGTTTTTGGAAAGTGCCTTCTACCCACTTAATATATCCTGCTGCATGAGATGATGGATTTGTAATCTTCTCACACTGTCTAACTTTACTATT